ACAGGTCATTGAGCGGCCCCGGCCCGGAGGCACGACCACCCATAGTCTTGAGGCGTTCACCGGATGCGCGAACCTCAGACATATCCCACGAAGGAATCTGTCCGGCGTAGAGCAGCGCAATCAACTCACGCAGCGACTTAGCCCATCCGGGCTTGGAGTCACCAACCTTGATCACGGTATCTGTATCGTGCATTGCGTCACTGACGACAGGCAACTTGTCCACGTTCTCACGCTCGACAGAGAAGCCCACACCTGTGCCGCACATCAGGATGTACATGCACTCGTCAAAAGAACGAGGACTGTCTACAGGGATGTAGCTACAGTTGTAGCCACAGATATTATCACGAGCAAGGGCTGGCCCTGCTGTCATCATCGCTCTCATAGACGGCATGATCTCTTGGCCCATGATAGCATCGCGGATATCTTCGATGTCCTTAGCTGACAGGTCAAACTGATGTTTGCCTTTGGCCTGATATACCATGAACTTGAGATACCGATCTACGGTCTCACTCCAATCCTCACGGCGTTGCTTGTCCTCAAGCCAACGCGCATAACGAGACTTGTGGATGAATTGTTGATAGGATGTTGGTAGCATGTTACTCATTAGTCGTTTCCTCAATTAGTTTTGCCAAGTACCATTGCGCCTTCTTCAGGTCTTCGGCACCATTCTTGTAACGATACCGCCACAGGTACTTGATTATGTTTCCTTGCAGGTAGTATTCGTAGCCGTCATCTGTTGCAGCCCGAATAGCATCTATACACTCAATCCCTGCTTGATTGTAGTGCGGTGGACTGTTCACCATGTCCTCTACGTCTCCAAGCGTAACTTCTTCTAACGCTCTTCTTCTCATGTAATCCTCGTGTCTCATCATCTGTTATCTCCGCTACCTTGTAGCTTACCAGTAGCACGACGAGACTGCAACTTGTACACGTTCATTTCCGCGACTTGCTGCAACGAGAAACCCAAGTCTTTGGCAAGAACCGCGCAGTACCAAAGAACATCGCCTAGCTCTTTTGCGATTTCCCCTTTGTACTCTGCGTCGTCTCTACCATCGCGGATGATTTTTTTCACCTTATCCGCAACCTCTCCAGCTTCGCCAGAAAGACCCAAAGCAGGGTACACCACACGCATACTATCAGGGTAGATAGCAAAAGAACTAGCTTGCCGCTGATAGTTGTTAAGATTCCAATTCTCTTTGATCATTGCTTCTTTCCAAAATCTAGCTTCACAATGTTTGTATCCGGCAAATGCTCAACTTCTGGGCCTTCGTCCGTAGACTCCATAAAAGCCTGCTGAGTTTCCAGAAACGATATACGCGCCATACCTGCGGACATTACACGTTCAATATCCGACTCCATTAGCTCCACGAGTCCTGAGAGAATCACAGAACCTGCAGGGATGTATTCCTCGTCTTCGCTCTCTTCTGGAGTAGTGTCGTAGGCTGTTAGTTGCAGCGTATCTTCGCTGTCGTTTTTTAGAATAAGATACCAGCGATCCTGAAGAAGACTCGCTTTCTCTACAGCCAATTCTAAATTATCTTGATCCATTCTTGTACCACTCCTCTGGTATACTGCCTTCGGCCCATTCAAAGCCGTAACGATCTGCCCAAGCACCGTAAGTGGTTTTGCTGCCTTTGTAAATCTTATTACGAGCATTTTGAAACAGGATACGGATATCCATGTCAGGATTTTGCTCTTTTACAAGGAGCATCTTTACTCTGTCGCTTTTGTCGAAATGTCCTTTCACCTCTACATATACATCTGTCAAAGGGAAGTAAAAGTCTGGGACATATGTGCGAGGCTTTGGTATGTACGTCACCTTATGTTTTTCGTACTCGAACTTCACGTCCTTGTTCATCAAGGATTTTGCAATACGTAACTCAAAGTGTGACCGGTAGCCTGCAAACTTTTTCATAGTGACATCCCTATGGAGTCCATTCTTTTTTTCAGATACCCTGCCAGTTTTGGGGATAGTCTTTGCATAATGTCTAGTTCTCTTGACAGTGGCGATATCGGCACACAAACATTGGCTCCGTTGTAAGATAGTCGGCTGATGTTTTGCAACTCAAGTTCTACCTGCCTGATGTCACGTGTCTCCGTGTCCGCAGACAGGAAGCCCATGTCAGGCGAGTAGTTCTCACGCAGGGTAAGGGGTAACCCTCGCTCGTTCTGGCGAAGGTACCCCACCTTGCGTTCCCCACCGGCTTGCAAAACAGACTCAACAAAAACGTGATGAAGGGACTTGTTCATCTCCATCAGGTCAATGTCGTAGTCGCGCACAAAGATGTAGGGCATCACAGTTCCTTTTTCTTGAGGCGGCTGTACCACGCTTTTGGTTTGCTCTTTGCACGAGATGTCACCTTGTCGGCGTGTACAGCGTTAGGCCAGCAATGTTGCTTTAGTCCGCACATACTGCATTGTTTTGCAAGAAGCTTGTTGCCCGTACGAACGTGTTCCCCATCGACTTTGTATGTCTCAAACTCGTCCATAAAATCAACTGTAGGCTTTGTCTCCGGGTCTTTCAGCTTTTTGACACGACGCTCTGCTTCTTTGAGATACTCTTCTCTGTCGTCCTGACACCAATCAGGAACTTCAACAATAGCTATCTCACCGCTTGATTTGTTGACCACGATCCACCCGCCAAAAGGAAGGCCTGTAGCTTCCGAATACAGGAAGCCTTGCATTACATAGCCAAAGGGATCGTCGTTCTTCATAGCCTCATAGCCACCCGTTCCAGTATACTTGTAACGGAATGCCCACTCGCTTGCCGACTTAATATCCCAAACTTTTTCTACGCCCAATTCATCACGCAAAATAACGTCGAGCGTACCATTAACAGTATGTCCCGCGATCTCTAGCTGAACCTGACGTTGGAAGTCAACGATCTCAACGCCTGCTTCACGCAACGCCAACATCAAGATGGACTCAGTAATATCACCAAATAAAAAGCGCAAAATAGCATTGTAGTCCATGTCCTCTGTGTGCCCTTCTCTTTCAAGAAGCTGTTGACACATTGGCCTACCCAAGCCGGACATACGAATACGATAGCCTCTGCTTCCACGTGTGAACTGCTTCGTGGCTGCTTCGTGGCAATCTTTTGCAAAATCAGAAATGCTTTCCGGGGAGACAGAAACGTCCCCCCGGCCAGCGTTGGACAAGAAGTCCTGAAGTTTAAGCTGCGTGAACATGGTCTACAAAGTCCGATGCTAGATCAGTATCGTCCTCGTTTGGCATGAGCTTTTTTGCCTCACGAAACTGCATACTGACCGTGTCATTATGCGCCTTGACGGTCTCAGCAAACATACGCATCAGTTCTTTGTCCTTATCGGTGATACTAACCTCACTCGAAATAGACGGTACAGGAATCCAGAAAGTCACGCTTCCATTCTTCTTCTTAGAAGTGTCCAGACGCGCTACCACTTTCTGCATCACCTTCCTCTGCTTGGAGAGGCTGTCGATGAAGTCCGACATGGGCTTAAAGCCGGAACGCTTGAAGTAGGCAATTATAGGGTGATCCTCAAGATTGACTTCTGCGCCGGAAGAGTCACGAAAATTACCTGAAATCTTACCGTAGATCACTTGATTGCACACAACAGAGCGAGAGTGCAAGTAGCGAGGATCATCCTTCGACAGATTGTCTTCCTCTTCGCGGGTCAACCGACCACACTTATTACTACCTACAGAGTCAGGAAACTCTCCTGAGAGAACAGGCTTCTGTACAGACTTGCTTGCAAAGCTGTTTGCTTCCTGATCCCACACGCTGTATTCATAAGTGCGGAGAAGAATTTGCAACTCGACTGAGTCTGCATAGATGAACTTTCCATCCATCTTAATTTTCCACGAGCCACGCTTCAGCGGAGTACCGTCCTCTGACTCTGCGTCGTAGTTAATATTCAAACGAGCAAGACCGACCTGACGATTTCTGTTACCGCCCTGACCAGTCATCTCCATTAGTGCTTCATCATTGTCCGATTCAAATGCTTGTACGAGTTTATCCACATCGTCGAGTGCCATTACGTCAGTCCCTGACATTTTATTTACCTCATAGTTTAGGGTTGTAGAACGATATTACAGGTCAACATCGTCCAAGTCAAGCCAATTTTTTCCCATCTTCAGTTCTATCCCAACAGGCATGTCGTAGTCAATGCCATAATATTCACGAGAAAGACGGGGCAAAGCCAGCATAGAATTCTTCATCATATCAATGCACATGTCCACTTCAGAGGGATGCACATCCATAACTATGGAGTCGTGAACAGTGTTACATATCACGCTCTTCATGTCAGAAGAAATAATTTTTCTTTGCAGATCAACGAGAGCAAGTGGGAGCAAATCTGCAGTAGCAAATCCTTGCACGGGATAGTTGCATATGGCTGTACGGTTCGTTGCCGTACCCCAATCCGTCCAAGAAGTTCCGGGAAACATGTACTCGCGTCCCGACGGCAAAACTACTTTTTTATGCTTAACTGCTTGTTTTTGCAGGTGAACATGCCATTCAGTAATGCCTTCGTACTTATCTTTGAAAGCTCTGTAGTACCGCTTCTGATTCTCCGTGCCAGTCGTGCCGCCGTACAGAGGCTTGAAGGTGTGTGCCTTTGCCTCTTGTCGGGTGCAGCCAATAACGCTGGCTGTGTAGCTATGTACGTCCGTTCCTTCCATGACATCGACATATGCTTGTGAGTCTTTGGCGAGAAATCCTGCAACACGAAACTCTAGCTGTGAGTAATCCCCTTCCAGTATGTAGCCATTGTCGAAGCGACTCTCGACGACCTTACGAATTGCGAATGTCGAACCGCGTGGCATATTTTGGAAGTTCGGATTGCGACTCGAAAGGCGACCCGTCGCTGTAACACATTGCATGAATTCTGCATGTATGAAGCCGTGTTCGTCCACGTTGTTTTCCATGCCTTCGACGAACGTATTGATGTAGGTCTTGAGGGCGTTATAGCGAGTATAAGCTGAAACAAACTCATGAGCATCTCCACTCAGTTGATCTAGACGTTCTTCTAGCGTCACTCTGTCTGTACGAAACCCGGCGGCAGCGGTGTCGTAGGTAGTGCGAGGTACAATCTTAAACCCTGCTACAACGCCCGTAGAGCGGTATACAACGCCCTTACCATCACAAGACCTACATACCCTAACAGCCTTACCTAAAGTGCCGTCCTTGCGCGTTACACGGACACGCCCTTCGCCCCCACAGTCGTGGCAATGTTCGCCTTTTGTTTTGTAAACAACATCTGTGAGCCTACGCACTGTGCCCTTGAATTCTTTTTCCGCCATGCGTACCCGCTGCTTGGGCTTCATGGTAGAGCCTCGCATCTCTTGACCGAGGTTAAAGATACGAGACCATTCCTTTTTGTCACGAACTTTGCGTGAGTAAAGCAACACGCTGCGATCATCAGGGCTGGATAGATTGACAGGAGTATCACCCATGGCGTCTCTTGCGAGTTGCAAAAGTCGCTCCTCCAGTTCTAGCATCTCTGCTTCGTACTGCTTTCGAATTTCCGAAAGGGTGTCAAGATTTATTCGCAGGCCACTCCGCTCAATAGCGGAGAGAGTGTCTGTCATTTCAAGCGACAGCTTGAGAGTCGGCAGTAGTCCCATTGATAATTTCCTCAAATGTTGCGCCAAAGGCGTCTAGCTGTGCGTATGCAATCTCTTCTGTGGCGAGTACGTCCGCACGACCATACTCCTCTACTATCTCCCACGGTATGTCATAGTACGTCTTGCCGCTCTTGAGATACGGTTCCACAAGGTCTTTCTCCTTGCGGGTAACGTCATACTTTTCTGCAAGAGCAGCAAGTCCAAGAGGCCAACGCCTCGCTCGGGCCAGAATATATTCCGCAACCATCGTGTCATAGATGTGTCCCTCATAGGTAAAGCCGCACTCACGTATCCAAGTCAAGTCAAACTTGATGTTGTGGCCGACAAGCACGTCAGCATGGTTAAGTGCGCGTTGGAAGTTGTCAAACGCAGCGGGGCTGGGCGGCTGTGTCGAGTGGTAGTAGCAGTCGTAGTCCACACCGCTCGTGAGCCACTTGTATCCGATAGAGACCAGCCGGTTGCCAAAGTACGGCAGAGGCGAGTAGCCGCCGCCACGCTTCTCGGTGTGGGTTGTCTCCACGTCAAACGTCAGGACATTTACCATATGCCGTGCAACTCGTCGTCATAGTCTGTGTTTTCTGAAGTCATATGTATCAATTCATCCACCTCTCGTATTTCAGCAATCTTCTCAGCCCTTGTCAAAGACCTGAATCTTGCTATTTCCTTTTCATCCTGAAGTGCGCCCTCTTCGTAATCTTTAAAGGACTTAAAATGTATGAACATTTTCTTACTCCTAGCTTTTGTCATCAGTAATACACCCCCTTCTCGACATCGATCTGTGCATCAATCTTTCCGTGCCATCCATTCAGCTTGTTCTTCGATATACAGATGTGACGCACCGTGTTCTCTACCTCGCTTGATCCGGTCTTGCCGATGCCGATGATGATGTCAGCCTCGCCAGCCTTACCAGTACGCGAGTTGTCCAGCATGGAGTAGTCAATAAATTGACGATCATGCGCGTCGTAGTTTGCTTGGCTAACCGCCCACACTAGCAACTTGTTGCGCTTGGCAATCTCTCGGGCACTGACGTAGGTCTCCTTGAGACGCTCGTCACCACGGTTGAACTCGCCCTTGATGCGGAACTTGTCTAGCTGATCCATGAACATGATGTCAGGTTTGTTCAGCTTGGCGTACTCGTCAGCCTCTTCGACGGACGTACCCACCGAGTCCATCACCCGCAAATAAGGACCAATCTCTTCCCTATATTTAATTGCAAGACTCTGACGATTCTGACGCATCTCCTGCTGGGTCAACTCAAAGTATGACTGAATGATCCGTAGCTTGATGCGGTCAGCCGGTTCCTCGTTGGCCCAGTACACAACCTTGAGTCCCTGCCGGATGTACGATGCAGCGAGGAAGCAGCAGAAAGTTGTCTTACCAACTTCCGGTCGAGCGAACAGAATGCCAAGGTTGCCCCGATCCAAGCCGGGAACTTCTTCCTGTATCAGATTGAAATCAAAGGGAAAGTCAGGCTCCCCTGTAACTTCTTCGAGCAACTCATCTAGATCGGCGTCCACTTCTGTGTATGTAGTTTTGTCAGACATGCGTCCGTCATCGACGGCATCGATCAGGCGTTGCAACTCACCGAACTCTTCGCTTTCGCCTGTGAAGATTTCGATGGCCTTCTCACCGATCTGACGCGCACGGTCACGCAACCAGAAGTTACGCACCATGTCGATGTGCATATCCGTGTTCTCTGGGTTGCCAGCCTCAAGCGTGACGATGATGTCATGCACCTTCTCACGCGCACTGTCGGGCATGGCAGGGTTGCGGTCGTCGAACAGCGCAGCCAACTCTGATGATGTCATCGTGTTGCCATACTTTGTGTGGCTGTAAGTCAGGGTATCAAAGATGTCACGCATCTCTCGCGTGAACATGTCACGGTCGAGTGTGTTCTTTACCTGAGAGAAAAACTCTGCATCCAAGCAGAAGCCAAGTATCTTTGTGTCAAGCGATACGTTCGTCAATGAACTCGTCCCTTTCGTCGTCCGTCATGTTCTTCAAGTCGGTAGGCAGTACAGCCAAACTAGTTGGCACAAGAAAATGCAAGCGGCGCACAATGTCAAGTGCTTTGTCAGTCGCATCCTTGTCCAGCGCGATGTACACCTTGCTGTACTTGGACAGCCGGTTGGCGTGTTCGTTCAGCAGGTTCGTACCTAGCAGAGCCATGCCTGTAACTTTATTGCTTACAGAACATGCACTCGCGCAATCTTCTACCACAAACGCGATATCAGACGTGCCACAGACGAATGGCACCTGTGACTTGCCATACCGGTACCATTTGGGCTTGGCGTCACGCAAGGCTCGACCAACTGCATCAACGGTTTTACGTCCATCTCGTACCATGTACACGACACGGTGCTGCTTGAAGTCGTACCTAATGTCAGCACGACCAGATAGATAAGAGTCATAAGCATTGACCTTTCTTACGTAAAGTTCTGCATCTGTGTTGCGTGACAGACTGACGAATGTAGACGGTTCCTCAAAAGAGGCCCAGTAAGGAACGTCGGGGGTGGGCTTTGTCAGCTTATCTTTTGTCAACGCTTGACTGGCGAACTCTTTTGTCAGCTTGACACCGGTACGCCCCCGCACGTTGCAGTCAGCATGGAAGCAGTACCACAGGCGTTGCATACCGTCGTCCGTTACGCTAAACGTGTTTGACTTAGCGCAGACAGGACAGTCTGATCGGTAACTTGTCAGTGGCTGTATGTCGAGTGACTCAACGTACCCTGTCAGCCACGGCGGTGATTTTGTCATCGCATGTCCTTTTCGTGATTTTTGTCACCGTAACCCATATCGATATCGCTTGACAAGAGAAATTTTGTCAGCCACTATCTATATACCCCCCTTAAGGATACCCCCATGAGGAAGAAGATAGATAAAATTAATCCGATAGCCAAAACCCTACGGGATAATCTGTACAGAAAGAGAATTGTACAGGATAAACGAAGGGGTGAACAGGATAAACGCGCGAAGAAGGAAATCAGGGATGCCAAGACCCCACAAGATTCGTGAAGACACGAAGACATACAACCTGTTGATGCCAACAAGGCAGTACGATATTTTGTCAGCCCATTCCCACCGGATGACTGAGGCGGGTCTGGAACAGGTTGCTGTAGCTGACCTGATCCGCGAAGCAATCGACGTGTACATCGAAGCCCTAGAAGACGAGGAGTACGAAGGCAATGTCCCAGAGAAAAATTAAGGTATTCAAAGACCGTAAGGGCAACGACCTGATGCCTTACGTTTTGTCAAAGGATGGTAGGCACGAAGTTGTCGCCCCGGTGTCGTCTGTGCGGATCGGAGAGACACGCAAAGATTGTGTCAAATCAAAGGCTTGCGTGGACTATGCAC